TAGGCGTTGATCCGCCGGCGAGATATTCCGGACGTTGGAGACGAGCATCAGGAGAGATAACGCCAAAATGAGCACGAATAATTTCAGTGTATCGAGTACCGCCGCGAGCATCGCGCTCCAGTAATTTTTGAATTTGAAATGCTTGGCGTAGTTGATTAATTGTTGCTGCTGTTGCATCAGAGAGGTCAGCATATAAAGTTCCTACAGGATCATAGTTAACGTAGTAAGAATTAGCTACGTTTGATAAGCCGTCAGTGTCTGTGTTAACAGAGCCACTTCCAGCAGTAGTGCCGTCATTACGACGCCACAGTGATTGATTAGAAGCATTAGCAATATCATAGCTAATAGGTGCGCTTGTACCTAATGGCAATGAAACGCTCTCGCCTTTTTGTGGCCAAGGTAAAGCAGAAGTAAAATAGTCATGGCGTTTGCCACGACGTTGTAGTGTGTAATCCGCAGGATTATCAGGACCGTCATCAAGATCGACGGGTAAAGAATCTTGTAAGTTTTGATCTCGGAACCACTCATTATAAATGAGATTGTATGCACGTGGCCAAAATGAACAGTGTTCAAAGGTAGCGGCTTCGCCGATTTGGCCTACAGTTGGTAAGCCCATATAGTCTTGCAAGCTGTTTACTGCGTAACCGCCTGCTGGGCTTGTTGTTTGGGGTACTACGTATGAAGTAGAGTCCCCAGGATTGTTTTGTTCGCCCATAAATTTTTGCCAGTTATTCCATAACAGGCGATTTGGGACGAAAAAGAAGAAGCTATCCATAATCATGTTATCCATGATTGGGTAGATTGGTGTTGCCATTCGTGCGAAGGCAGTCATGTTGAAGTTAAACGTGTCCCCGGGGAGCACTTCGTTCACGTATACGGGTACAAGGTAGCCCGAATCGAGAGTTGTTTTATGTGCTGATTGCACGTCGAATTTAGAACGTGGAATATCAGCGCGAGGCACCATAGCGAATTGATGGGTGCTTACTGAACGATTGCGGTGCATTGTTTTCCTTGGTAGTTTTCCGGGGGAAATAAGATTTCCCTCCGGTTTGTTTAAAGGCGTTTAGGCAATTTTAACTTGTTTGCCTAACGATAATAGTTTTGGTTGTTCATGTAAAGTGAAAAGACCAGTGTTGTCGTCGAATTGTCCCAATTCGTAGAGGTCGAAATCATCGGGGTGGTTAAAAAGCTGATTTTCAGCATTATTACGATTGATTTCATCAGAGAAAGAACGAATAGCTACGCCAGTTGATGGTACGAACATTGGACGGCCGAAGGCGTCTGCAGCTCGGTCTTTGACAGTACAGATATATTGAATCATGAGGATTTTCCTATGTGAGTTTTCGTTTAAGTTTTTGAAGTTTAGCTTTAGTTACTGTTTCTTTTACGAGCAGTCTTTCATAGCTATGTTCTTCAGGTCGTAGTTTAGCTTGTTTTTCTCGATTGTAAAGTATTTGATCGTATTCGTAAGGGTTTTCCTTAGCGAATAGTTTGTCATAAAACTTAGGAGGTTTTATTTTTTGACCACGTAATTCTACGTAATCATGGGGATAGACGTCGTTTTTGTATTTTTTATACCAGTCTGCGCCTATTCCGGGTTTAAGGCTCATATTGTTGTATTCAGGTAGTAATTTTATTAATTCACCAGTTTGAATGTCGCAGTATGTGTAGTGATTTTTGTCTACGTCTTTCCCTGTTTGTTTTTGCATAATATATCGAGCAACGTAAGCAGCTGACTCGAATGTAACGTCTCCAATGGAGGAATAACCATATGTCCAGAGCTTTTCAAGGTCTTTGGATGTATATATGAGAGAACCAGAGGAAGTCCTCTGATGTAATTTCTTATCATGAAAATCGTATCCGAAGATACAGGCGTGGAAGTGAGGTCGGCCGAAATTTGTGCCGTACTCTCCAGCCATGTAGTAACGAATTTTTGCAGGGGCAATGGCCCTTCTGAATCTTTTAAGAAACTTTTGGAAGTGATCTTTAGCAAGGCTTCCGTTTGTTGGGTAATTTTCGTCATTGTATGTGAGGGTTATAAAACAGTTGTTTTCGTGTAGTTGCGCTTCATGCATGCAGCGCATAGCCCACTGACGTGAGCGTTCTAGCCTGCAGCCAACGCATTGGCCGCAGGGCAGTGAGACTTGACGATCGTGTTCGTCAGTCTCTTTAAATGAAACTCGGCGAAATGATTTGCCGGTCTTATTGTTTGTTTGATGTCCACTTAAGTAAGCGGTCAGAGGGTGATAGCAGGCCATGTGAGGTGGCTCCTTTTAATTAAAGTCGAATTCCACCACGCATTGGGTTGGTCTTAAGGTTTGCGTAAGCTGTTTTTCCAGCTTGTTTTCTGAAAGTCCTAGCGGACTTTTGTTTATTAACTTTTTTTCTATACATGCCCATGATATGCCCTCGGTTTAGTGTGTTTTTTAGGTGATGGTGTCACCTAGCACAGTTACATCAAGTAGAGTAACTGTGCTTCCGTCATTCTGACGGATCGGTGACGGATTGTTTAACCACTTCAGGCTCATTAAATGAGCCAGTAATTGGTGGGTTTACAAGACCAAGCTCAATAGCTTTGTCTTTGTTTTTCTCGTCGTTTAAGAACTCGATCAAGTTTGCAGGTTCGTTAGCGAACATTGCTCGCAATTTGGCCGGCAAGGCGTCAAATTCGCTCTCTGCGGCGATTAAAGTGTTCAATGCAGTATGGTAGTCATTGACACCAGTAAAGTCGCCGTATTGGGCGCTAATAGCGCTTACTGGCACTTGGCCAGTTTTTCCAAAGCGTTCGAGTATGACATTGATATCACACTCGTCTTTGTGGTGCTGCTGCGCCCGAGTTGGTTCCTCACAAACCAACCCGGACGCATTTGAAGCAGCGTTGGTGTCGTAGTTGTAGGCAGTACGTAAAAAAATAGATTTTTTAGTCATTTTTTGAACTTTCGTTTTATTACATTGTAAGGATTCTCTTTATACAAAGGAATCTTGTTTTGGTTTTTATGTAGTTCTGCTGCAGATGATACAAGTGATCCGATTCCGGCTCCCTTAGCTCTTTCAGCAGATTTAAGTACCGCGCCTTTTTCGCCTTTAAAAGCTTCGCCAGTAGCGATAGCTTCCGGCATTTCATATTCATATTTAAGGCGCTGTGATTCTGTCAAACCAGTTTGAGCAGAATTATATAAAGATTGCGTTCCTTTTAATGCGATATCAGCAAGCATTTGCTTGCCCCGCACAGGAATATTAGGATTTTCGCTAATCTTATTTAGAGTATCAGCCCTAGTATTTTCAACTTGGGCTTCAGTCTGTTTAGTTTGCGCTTGAGTTTGCGCATTGGTAGAAACAAGATTTTCTACCTCTTGAATATTTTTATAGGCTTGCAATCCAGATGAAATTGCAGGAGCCATTATATTCTCCATTTTTGCTTGCTGACCGGCTTGACTAGCTCCTGTTGGTACAGAAGCGCCGCCTTGTGAATAAGCAAGCATGGGATTTAATCCGGCACTTTTCAAGTCTTGCACCGCACGTTGATATGCGGTATTAGACATGCGTTCCTGAAATCCCATTTGTTGTGCAGATTGTTCGGCAGAAAATCTGTTAGCTTCTGCTGCTTGCGCAGCATTAGCATTATTTTGTAGGATTCCGCCGACAATATTGCCGACGGAAGATATGATAGCTCCTAACATTAGAAGTGATCAATTAAGCCAGGTACAGAGTACATTGGCATTGGACGAGCCATTTTGACATCAAAAAATGAGTCGAATAAGAATTGTTGGCCGTTCGCTTCGCTACCTACGGCTAAAGCTCGATCTAAAGGTGGTGTGTCCTCAATAAACGTATTATTGAGTGTAGGTAATGTATTAAATTTCTGGGCTAAATGCCAGCCGTCTAATGTTCCGGCGGCAGTNGATTTAAATAAGCCTGAAATTTGTGATGGTTTATAACGATACTCTGCCCAGCGTTCTTGGTAGCCAAAGACATCTTCGTCAGCAGATGTACCTTGCAGATAAATTTCTTTGTTTAGGACAGCCTGCTCTCCTAAATGCGCAAAGGCAGGGAAGTAAAAGTCATATCGTGTTGAACGGCTCCACATACGTGGGAGACCTTGTTGATAAGTTAAATCAGCACGTATTGAAACCATGCCGATAATTACGCCATGTTCAGTAAACGATTGAGTAAAGCCATGATTATGAGCCAAGGCAGTACCCATAGCAGCAAGTGTACCCATAGGGGTAGACGATCCAGTAACAGTTGAACTGGACGTTTGAGCAATCGGATTGATGTTGATATTTGTTGATCCACCGCCGAGATATTCCGGACGTTGTAAGCGAGCATCAGGAGAGACAACGCCAAAATGAGCGCGAATAATTTCAGTATATCGAGTACCGCCACGAGCGTCTCTTTCAAGTAATTTTTGAATTTGAAATGCTTGGCGTAGTTGGTTAGTAGTTGCTGCAGTAGCGTCCGAGAGGCCTGCATATAATCCTGATTGGTTACCATATGAAATATTCCAGGTAGCTAT